TGAACTATCCGAGGGGAGGCCGCCGCCATGGCAAGAAGTAAGTATAAGCCTACGCGCTTTATGCTGCCGACTTCCCATTACGATAAGGAACGCGCCGACCATGCCGTCAATTTCATCCAATCTCTCAAGCATACCAAGGGCGTGTGGGCCGGTCAGCCGTTCCTGCTTTTCGATTGGCAGGAGCAGATTGTCCGCGACCTGTTTGGCATCATCAAGCCCAATGGATACCGGCAGTTCACCACGGCCTTCGTTGAGATCTGCAAGAAGGCCGGTAAGTCCGAGCTTGCAGCAGCTATCGCGCTGTATCTGCTTGCTGGCGACGGCGAGGAAGGCGCGGAAATCTATGGCTGTGCCAATGACCGTGGACAGGCGTCCATCGTATTCGATGTGGCGAAGGACATGGTGCTGCAATGCCCGGCCCTGCTCAAGCGAATGAAGATTGTGGAATCGCAGAAGCGCCTTGTCTATACGCCGACCCGATCCATCTATCAGGCCCTTTCTTCGGAGGTCGCTTCGAAGTACGGCTACAACGTCCACGGCTGCGTATTCGACGAGCTGCTGGGCCAGCCAAACCGGAAGCTCTTTGATGTTATGACCAAAGGCTCCGGCGCGGCCCGAAAACAGCCTCTCAATTTTGTCATCACCACCGCTGGCTCCGACAAGAATTCCATCTGCTACGAGGTACACTCGAAGGCCATGGATATTCTGGAGGGCCGCAAGCATGACCCGACGTTCTATCCGGTCGTTTTCTCTGCGCCGACTGAGGCGGACTGGACAGACCCGAAGGTCTGGCTCTCCGTCAACCCCTCGCTGGGCAAGACGGTTGAGATCGACTACTATGCTGCTGCCTGCGAATCCGCCAAACAGAACCCTGCCGAGGAAATGCAGTTCCGCCAATTCCATCTGTGCCAATGGACAAACAGCACCACCCGTTGGATGCCCATGGATAAGTGGGACGCCTGCTCGTTCCCGGTGGATCAGGAACGCCTGCGCGGACGCCTTTGCTATGGCGGCCTCGACCTTTCCAGTACCACCGACATTACGGCCTTTGTGTTGGTATTCCCGCCGACTCCGGGCGATGATGACGGCAAGTACGAAATCCTGCCGTTTTTCTGGCTGCCCGAGGAAACCATTGACCTGCGCGTCAAACGTGATCATGTGCCTTATGACATATGGGCGCGGCAAGGCCTTGTGTTTACAACCGAGGGCAATGTCATCCACTACGGCTATATCGAGGAATTCATCGAAGAACTCGGTATGCGGTACAACATCAAGGAAATTGCCTTTGACCGCTGGGGAGCGGTACAGATGACGCAGAATCTGGAGGGCCTCGGTTTTACCGTCGTACCATTCGGCCAGGGTTATAAGGATATGAGTCCTCCGACAAAGGAATTGATGAAGCTCGTGCTGGAGGGACGCATCGCCCACGGCGGGCATCCGGTACTGCGCTGGATGATCGATAACGTGACCATTCGCTCCGACCCGGCTGGCAATATCAAGGCCGACAAAGAAAAATCTACTGAGAAAATCGACGGCGCTGTCGCAACCATCATGGCACTGGATCGTGCAATCCGGCATGAAGGCGACGGCGCTTCTGTGTATGACGAAAGGGGGCTGCTCTTTATATGAGTGTATTCGGGAAGCTGTTCAAAGCGCGGGACAAGCCTCAGGACGCATTAAACGGCAGCGGATATTCCTTCATGTTTGGCAGGTCGGCTGCCGGGCAGGCCGTCAATGAACGCTCAGCCATGCAGATGTCGGCGGTATACGCCTGTGTCCGCATTTTGGCAGAGTCCATTGCATCCCTGCCACTGCATTTCTACCAGTACAACGACGCTGGCGGCAAGGAAAAGGCTGTCAACCATCCGCTCTACTGGCTGCTCCATGACGAGCCAAACCCGGAAATGTCTTCGTTCTCTTTCAGAGAAACGCTTATGACACACCTGCTGCTTTGGGGTAATGCCTACGCGCAAATCATCCGCAACGGGCGCGGCGAGGTCATTGCGCTCTATCCGCTTATGCCTGACCGCATGACAGTGGATCGTGATGCCCGTGGCCGTATCTATTACGAATACACCCGTTCTGATTCGGACGCTAATACCCTCGGGAAAAAGTCCACGGTGATTCTGTCACCAGAGGACGTTTTTCATATTCCCGGCCTTGGCTTTGATGGCCTTGTCGGTTACAGCCCGATTGCCATGGCAAAGCAGGCAATCGGCATGGGGCTGGCCTGCGATGAATATGGCGCGGCCTTCTATCAGAACGGCGCACAGCCGGGCGGCGTTTTGGAGCATCCGAATGTGGTCAAAGACCCCAAGCGTGTCCGCGAAAGCTGGAACGCCATCTATCAGGGCAGCCGCAATGCGCACCGCATTGCCGTTCTTGAGGAAGGCATGACCTATAAGCCCATCACCATCAGTCCGGAGCAGGCGCAGTTTCTGGAAACGCGCAAGTTCCAGATTGACGAGATTGCCCGTATTTTCAGAGTCCCGCCGCACATGATTGGCGACCTCGAAAAATCGTCCTTCTCCAACATTGAACAGCAGTCGCTGGAATTCGTGAAGTATACGCTGGCCCCGTGGATCAGCCGCTGGGAGCAAGCCATTCAGCGCTCGCTCCTGCTGATGTCTGAACGGACGCGGTATTTCGCACGATTCAATGTGGAAGGCCTGCTGCGCGGCGATTATCAGTCCCGCATGAACGGTTATGCCGTGGCTCGACAGAACGGCTGGATGTCCGCCAACGACATCCGCGAGCTGGAATCCCTCGACATGATCCCGGACGAGCAGGGCGGCAATCTGTACCTGATCAACGGCAACATGACCAAGCTGGAAGATGCCGGTCTGTTTGCCGGTCAACCGAAAAAGGAGGCTCCCAAATGAAGAAATTCTGGAACTGGTCGGAGGCCGACTGCCGGGTGCGCGACGAAACCACTCAGGAACGCATCCTCCGTCTGGAAGGCGCGATTGCAGAAGAATCTTGGTTCGGCGACGATGTAACGCCTGCCGCATTCAAGAGTGAACTGCAAGCAGGCGACGGCCCCATCACTGTCTGGATCAATTCTCCGGGCGGCGACTGTGTGGCTGCCGCGCAGATTTACAACATGCTCATGGACTATCCGGCAGACGTCACCGTGGTCATCGACGGCATTGCGGCCTCCGCCGCCTCTGTCATTGCCATGGCTGGCACTACGGTCAAGATGTCCCCGGTTTCTCTCATGATGATCCACAACCCGCTCACCGTTGCCATGGGCGACAGCGAGGAAATGCGCAAGGCGATTCAGCTTCTGGATGAGGTCAAGGAAAGCATCATCAACGCTTACGAGATCAAAACCAGCATGAGCCGCACGAAGCTGGCGCACCTCATGGATGCTGAAACGTGGATGAATGCAAAGAAGGCGCTGGAGCTTGGTTTCTGCGACGAGATCATGTACCAGCCCGAAGCTGAACAGCCGGATTCCCCGGAAGACAGCTTCGTTTTCTCCCGCAGGGCCGTGACCAACCGCCTGATGGATAAGGTCAAGGCCAAGCTGCCCAAACCCGAACCCAAAGTCCGAGCGTCAGACCTCGAAAAGAGGCTGGCGCTTTTGAAGTATTAAGGAGGATTTCTATATGACTGCTATTCTGGAACTCCGCGAAAAGCGCGCCAAGGCGTGGGACGCCGCCAAGAACTTCCTCGATTCCAAGCGTGGCAACGACGGCATGATGTCCGCCGAGGACGCTGCCACCTATGACCGCATGGAAGCCGATGTTATCAACCTCGGCAAGGAAATCGAGCGTCTGGAGCGTCAGGCCGCTATCGACAATGAAATGGGCAAGGCCACTTCCAAGCCCATCACCGACAAGCCCGGTACTGTTGGTGCGAAGGCCAAGACCGGCACTGCCACTGACGAGTACAAGGACGCCTTCTGGCGCAACGTCCGCTCCAAGTCCATTTCTCATGAGGTTTTCAATGCCCTGCAGGTCGGTACTGATTCCGAGGGCGGTTATCTGGCCCCGGATGAATACCAGCGC